TGTACTTCTTGGTTCCATAACCGAAACACATAGAAAGAAGTGAAAGCACTAATTCAAATGCCTTTGTAATCGCCTCTACTCTAATCTCGGGATTGTACTCCTGCACTAGAGATGGAACCGTTGGAAGTTTGCCCTGCTCACCCCCCAAAAGCACAAATATTTCTTTCTGCTGCGGCGTAAGTTCCGGTTTGCCGTCTTGTCCTTTTCTGATACATGCTAATAACTCATTTAAAAACACCAATTTATCCGCTTTTGATAAGTCGCCGTGTAAAATGTTATAGCACAAGTCTACTGCCATAAATAACGGAATATTATTATACACCTTCGGAATGCCATAGCCTTCCATATTGTCAAGATTATTGACATCTGCATTGGTCATAACCGCAAAAGGTTTCTGTTCTCCCAACTGAAGCGTGCTGATGTTTTCTCCAATAACCATTCCATCTTTATCAAAAACTAACGTTTCCGCTTCGTATTTGCTGTTTTTAAGCAGAAAAATAACTAATGTGGTTTGTTCCTTGCCTCTTACTTTATTTGTTGAGCAAAAGGCACATTCTGTCACTAAATCATCCTCTACTGTCAGCGGAAGGATACAATCTGCATCACAATAGTTAATTTTAACTTTTCCACCCTTAACAGAAATTGTTCCATCTTTGCCTTTCTTTACAAATTCGGCATTTTTTAAGCTGATATAAGCTCCAACCGTTCCTGTTGCAGACATCATTTCAAGCTGTTTTCTGTACTGTACATCAAAATGATTCTTCGATAAGAGTTCATCAATAAAAGACTGAGAACCGCTCTCCTTTTCCGGTGTAACTGAAATTATCTCACAAAGATTCGCATCATCTGCACAGCATCTTTTTGCAAAATTCAATCTGTGTAACTTCACTTCTTTATTATTCAAGTTTTTCCGCACATGGAAATCTTCGTCCTCTTTGTTTTTGTACCAGTTCTCGCAAACACCAATAATATTCAAGGCATCTTCATTGACTTCATAACCTTTGTTATTCAAATACTGCTTTACGAATGTTTTCCTCTGAACCCTCCTATCTGTCTAAATCAATAAACTCTATGAAATCAAGCAATGTATAACAAAACGCATCCCACCAGTCGTTCACATTACCAATATTCTTATCTTCTGGCATGTCCGGATGCTTCTCATCCCATCTAAGAGACGCAATTGCTTTTCTAATCTCTGCACAACGCTCATTTATCTTCAAACGTCCTGTATTCAATAATAAATCAATGGTCTTTGGTCTGTCAGAAACCTCATTCTTGCGACATCCACTAATATTATTGCATGGTAGTCCGGCTTCTCGTGCTGCACTAATGAGTGAATATATCATAGTTGTGCTGGCAGAGTCCGGAAATACCCAGTCCACACGGCCGTACTTTTTAATGCACATACCATAAAATTCAATAAACTTATCACATATCTTCTTTGCGTCAATATTCTCTGTTATTGGAAGCCCATCTTCTTCTAGCAATCGAAACTCTTTATATCCATTGATATATCCCATCAGACACATTGTAGTTTTCGAACCATTTCCGCCGAAGTCTAAGCCGATTACCAATTTACTAAATGGACGTTTTAACTTTCCATTTTCGCCATATAAGTCTTCTTCTTTGAAAAGATACGGCTTATCATCCTCTGCGAAATACCGAAAGATAATGCCCGATGCAAGTACCCATAAACCAAGAATAAAGCGGTCATAGAACACTCCTTTGTACGTTCGCATGTATCGGTCAATCGTCTTCCGCGACAAGGACAGATTATCTTCCATCACAAAATGAACCCTAATGAGATTCTTCTCTGTCAGCTTATTAATCCACTCTACTTTGAAATAATGGTCCGGTCCTTCCGGATTACAGTTAAACCAGAACTTGCTGCCTTCCACAGAGCATCGTCCTGTTGCTTGGTTAACAAACGATTCCGGCATAAGTGCTACTTCATCAAAGAACACACCTGCTAATGTGATACCCTGTATTAAATCTTGAGAGCCTTCATCTTTACCCCCAAAGAGATAAAAATCATTTGAAATATTCCCTTTTGTAACAACGAGATAGTTTTCTGACTTGTGATCCTCTACTGTATAGCCTCTTGATTGCAACATTTTCTTAAGTTGTTTAATTACATTTCGCCTAAGAGATTGAATGGTCTTGCCGCACATAGCAAAACTCTCTCCATCAAAAGTAGCCATAGCCCACATAACGAATGATAAAGACATGACAACCGTTTTACCAGAACGAATGGAGCCATCACAAATAATACCATCCTTGTCCTTATACTTCGGATGCATCCACCATTCAAGAACAAACTTTTGTTTCTTACTAAAGGCAGAGAATTTGAAAAGTGCTTTATTCTTCAACAAAATCTACCACCTCGTCCTTCTTGGAATCCATGTCGGCTTTTAATGCTTCTAGGAAGCCATCGTCCTCGAACTCAATCTTGGATTCTACATTGCGTTTATCTCTCCATTCCTCCTGTTTACGGTTCTTTAGCCAGAAAATAGCAGCTGTAGTATCCGGTGGAACATATATTTCTTCATCTGCATATTCAATATGTTCTTTTTCACTGACGCGTTTGCCATTGTCATAGATTACTTCTTTGCATTTAATTGCCTTTCTGACAGTGTCTTTGTATCCAAGAGCTTTTTGCAATAAAGCATTTTCAACCATTCTGTCTACTACTTCTTTTCCCCTTTTTAGGGACTCAGAAAATGAAGGATAGGTTTTCTTCCACACATTTAATGTTTGCTCAGAAATTCCGATATTATATGCTATTTGCTTATCTGTAAGACCATCTCTCGCCCAACCTTCCAAAAGAATGAGCTTATCCGGCTCTAACCATTCCTGATATTTACCTTTTGCCATTTAAGCTCACCCCTTTCTCCAGCAAAATAAAAAGAGCCAAACAACAAATCTTCTAGTTTAGAAAATTCATTATTCGGCTCAATGGCTCTAGTTTTATATGTGGTTATTATACAACAGATATTCTGTTCGGTCAAATTATTTGCTTTTCTTGCAAGACTTTACAAATTTGATAAAATTATCTGTCGCTTCTATTGCTGCCGCCACAAATATTACTCCATCAATAACATCTACTTGCTGTGACACCTCTGTAAAAAAAGTAACTAAAGCCAACCCTGCATAAGCAACTGCTTTTAAAAGAGATATCCCATCCGTATTCTTGTCACCCGATATACCATATGTAACTCCTCCAACTAATAAAAGTGCAATTACTGCAATTACTCCAACTACTAACCATAAAATCATAATATATCCCTCCATTATTCTATTTATACATATATCGTCACGTTTTCCTTTTTTCTTTACTACTTTTGTCTATTATTCTACAAAATAAGAGAGCCTATTCCTAAGCTCTCCTATACTGTTAAAATTATATGTCACTTATACATTCTATTTTTAGAATATGTACTGCCCTAATCGATATCACGTAACTGTTTATATATCTTTTTATATATCTTTTCATATGTCTTTACCAGATTCCATAAAACAGTATCTAATGCTTTCATATCCGGTACATCTGCTTGCGTATATCCTCTGCATACTTCCAACATTGCGTTAGCATCGAAAAAATCATCTATAATATTACTCATGTTTGCTTTACTCATATTATTTACCCGTCCACCTATTATCCTATTTTTTTTAAATCAGTCGATACACGTTCTAAATGTCGTCTTACTGCAAAAATAGCATCATATAATGCAGTGTTTGTCAAACTATCGCTTTTAGCACTATCTAACTGATTTGCTAATCCTGCTAAAATCATTGAAATTCCATCTATCTCTAAAGTTGCTTCAAAAACAATATTTACTATTTCTAACTCTTTTTTACTCATCTAATCCTATCCTCCATGTCATCCTGCAACATAATTTCTGCTACATCCATATCACAATCATATTTGTCCATTGTGTCATATAATGCAATGGCTTCTTCGATATCGTGTCCCTGTTCTGTGTAATCACCCATAACTAAGCCACCTCCGATTTCCGCCAAATCACATGGTAGGATTTCTTCTGACCATTTGTCTGCTCGTATTCGATATTTCTTGGATATCCATTGTCTGTATACCACTTTTCCACCATACTAATAACTGGAGCAGCATATTTTCTAACTGTTCCCTGCCACTGACCTTTACTTTCCCAAGTCTCTATATATAAATTTTCAGTGATATCAAGGCGTCTAATAATCTCATTAACAGCTTTATCTGCGGGTTTACCTGAGCTTTGATAATAAATACCTACCTTACGAGCTATATGTACCGTATCGAAATACTGCTGGTCTGCTTTAATTTCAATTGGCAAAGCAAGTCCAGCTTTCTCATAGATTGCCTTTGCTGTTAATAACACAATCTGACTATTGCATCCAGCCGCTTCAAGAATTGGAGCAAGTGTCTTAACAGTGGTATTTGCAGCAGATAAACTTTCAATGCGTGCTTTCTTTGTTTTTGGCATTTCATAGCTACCATTCTTTCTTAATGTCGGAAGCACCTCATCTGCAATCCAATCCGTAAAAGCTTCAGCGTTTGGCTTGTGGCTTTTAAACACTAACTTGTAAACTCCGCTTTCTGTTAAGAAGTTTTCGCCTGTATTATGTAATTTTCTAAAGTCGTATTTAGCAACTTTAGAATTTGTCAGCTTCACCACTTGCTTTTCATTCATCTTTGAAACCGCAGTCTTAACACCGTTTTCACCAATCTCTAAACATGCTCCCACATGATATGGATTAAATAAAATCTGTCCGCCAAATTCGAACACTTCTACTTCGTGTCCTTCAAAAATCATTAAATTATTCATTCTAATTTTCTTCCTTCCTGCTGATTTGACTTTTTTTCAAAAGGAAGGTATAATACACGCAGAAATAGCGTGCATTGCACCTGTTTCCTTTCAAGAGTAAACACATCGGTCGCCAAACTTTCTGTGTTTACTCTTTTTTTGTTTTTCTTTTTAATAATTTTCATCTCATCAACTTAAAACCATTATTATTCTAATTTATTTTCATTATTGTCTGATAGTTCATCTACTAATTTTCTTATCCCTTTTCTAATAGCTTCAGATTCGCTGACTTTTTTTTCTTCACAGTACGCAATCAAAATACTGTCTGTTTCTTCGTCAACTCTGCACTGAATTTTCCTGTTTTTTGGATTTTTAGTAGGACGTCCTCTAGTTTCATAAGTTGAATGTACACTGTCGTACATATTACCTCCTCCTTTCTTGTACTACAAAAATTATAACGTATTGTAGTACAAGTGTCAATGCATAAATTTATTTTGTAGTACAATTATGTTTATTTCACTCCCACAATCAAAAATGCCATTTGTTCATATTCTTTTACTTTTACAAAATCTTCTGTAAGCTCTATACCAAACTGTCTGCAAATGATTTCAATATTTTTTGCAATCACTTCTGGACTCTGTTTTTGTGCTTTCATTGTTCTCTCTATAATCTTTAATAAATTTGCTACTTCTCCAACAGATGTCGCTTTTGGTTGATAATTTGATACACTATATGTACCTGTTTTTCTAATAGACGGAAGAACATCTGATGTCACCCAGTGCTTAAATCTCTTTGCCGATTCCAATTTGCTTCCAAAGATTAATGCATATAAACCGGATTCATTAATTACCGTTGCTTCTCTCTTCTGACCTGCACTGTCGATTTGACAGACCAGCCTGTCCTCATCCAGCACATGCTTTTTTAAGGCTCCAAATGTATCCGCATAACCTAATGCCTCCGCAACATCTTTTCCTACAAAATATGTTTCATTATTCAGTTCTACTGTCCGGATTTCTCCAAATTCTTCATTTTCAAATATTTTAATATTTTCCATTAGTCTCTCTCCTTTTCCTTTCCACATGATTTTTCTTCTTGTAAAATTTTAATTACTTGCTGCTCATTCATTCTCTACTCCCTTCCGCCACGGACTATGTCGATGGCTTTATTGTAAGCATATATCTCTCCGCCAAAACGACTTGCAGAACTGCCACACATTTCGGCTATTGCTTCTGCTTTACATTCTGTGCTTTCTAATCTTTTTCTTTCCAACCGCTCCACCATATCATCAATAGGCTTTCGGGTATTCCATAGCGCAACCAACTCTTCTTCGTTTTCCATGTATGGCGTTTCCATTTCACAATTTGTACACTCAATCCAGAAATGATTAAATGTTCCAAATTTCGCTTCTCCGCCGCAAAACGGACACGGCAATAACTTAATCTCGCTCACTTACTCCACCCTTTCTGATAATCGCTCTAACCTTTTTAGAACCTATTGCTTTGTAGCACCTATGTGGCAACTGGGCTTCACTCATTAACTGTGCTTCGCTTCTAATCTGTTCTACAACCTTTTCTACATCGTAGGCTGTCGGCTGTGCCATAATAATGTCGTTTATACTCCTGTTCCAAGGAATCTGTTTATTATTTAATTCCTCAAACAAAGCATCCACATCTATCAATCTCACTTCTACACCTCCACAACCGCTTTAACAGCTTGTACAGCCTGTTCATTCGCCACCTTAACCAATTCCAAGTACTGATGCATTTTAACGCTACAATCAGCCATTAAATCGTTTTTGTTAAGTTTTAAATATCTTTCAATTGCACTATCAAGGTTACTGAAATAACCATGCATCTTTTCATACTCCTTCTCTTCTCCCTGTTTATCTCTGCCGGTATATTTCTGCTTTAATGTGTAATTGAGACTGTCCACCTCTACAAAATATCCATTACCTAGTAGAATTACCATTCTTATTCACTCTCCAATCTCTTTAATGCCTGTTCTGCTTCGGCTTGGGTTAGGAATATAAATTCTCCAAATTCCTCACACGAATAATGAAAATTTGCTTTCTCTGATACAAAACACAAACCCTTTCCACAAACAACAAATTCCTTTACCTTTAATGGTTCTATTTTTCTATAAGTTTTTGGAATTAACCGGTACACCGTATCTCCCACCTTACAAGGCAACTGCAGAAGTAATCCATCTTCCTCTAACTTCTGATACTTATTCAACTTCTCACAAAGTTCTCTGTAATCTTTGTCAATCTCCAATATCTGCTCCGGTGTAAGATTAGTGTCTTCATATGCTGCGAGTGTCTCACATACCTTTTCTGAAAATTCACATATACCACTATATTCAGCACATCCGC